AGAGGGGTGAATACACGTTTACCATCAGAAACTTCTTGACCAACAACATCTTCACGCTCAGAAAGAGGAGTGATAGAAGCTGTCAAGTTGTTGTAACGTGGCAAGCTGATAGAAACAGCTGCGATGTCTTCTTTGAACTGTGCAAAGACGTCAGTTACGTTATCTTGCTGATATGCAATGATAGCGGATTTGACGAAGGCAAGCTTAGTAGAGTTACTTACTTGTGCAGTGCCAGAAATATTTGAATAGAAATCTGCCATGGTGGCTCCTTTTTAATTACGAATGTTGTACTTAGCTACAATGCGTTCCACATCTTTCTGTGATTTAGCACTTGCTAGTTCAGTCTCAAAAGCGGATTGCTGGGTCATCCCAGATGCCGCTACCTTTACAGTTGGGGGTGTGGGGCCACCTTGACTGTTCTTTTCACCCGCTACTCCAAAGAGGAATGGGTCTGATGTCTTGATTGCTTCAACCGCTGCAATAACACTATCTTGGATAATTTGACCAGCTTCATCAAATTCAATTTTCGTAGTATCCATCAATTTGAGAGCTGTTTGAGCTGCCTTAACTCCTGCTGCTTCGAGAGCAGTTAAAAGTGTGGAGGTAACTTTCTCAGTCTTAATTGTACTCTTCAATCCATCAAAATCAGTTGCAAGCTTTGTTTTTTCTTCTACCAAAGCATCATAAGCTGCTTGGAGGTCCGCTGCTTTCTTTGCTACTTCAGAGGCCTTTTCAAGGTCAGCCTTTAAAGTATCTCTTTCCTGCTGCAATGCTGTCAAATCTGGGTTTTCAAGTACTGCAGCTTTTTCAAGTGCAGGGTCTACTAATGTTTCAGTTGTCTCTGTGGTCATATGAAGTCCATTGTTATGTTATCAAGATTATGATATTAGTGTTTCTATTTATAAGGGCTAGCGCCCGAACACATTAGAAGCAAGCTCCTGAAGTGTCGGTTGTATCATACCATTAGGAGACTGCTTACTCCATCCATCATCGAGGTAAGATGAGTATTCGCAGTCATTATAGAATACTGTTCTCTTTACATCGAAGAGCATCTCCCACTGTTCTATGCAATAGCCAGTGTCAATAGGAGTATGTGCCTTCAATAGGTTGAGGACATTATCACAAATATCAAGCCAGTCAGCCACACCATAGTGGCTGACGTTATCAAGTGTTAGACTGATGCCCGGCATCTTCTTCTACCAATCGTAATGTTTTGCTCATAGAACCCATGTAGGCAGGAAAGTCTTCCTTCTCCAAGAGTTCTCTAAGACGAGCAGTTAGTTTTCTAAAAGAGGGAACGATTTCGAGGATGCCACCTTCTCTAGAGATGACAAACCCATTTGCTGCTTCTGATATGATTATTTGCTGTGCCATTTAAACTCCTGCGTTTGTATTAATGAGACCTTTAATCTGTTGGTCTGCTTTCTTTGTTGCTGCATCTTCTGCAGATGGTTCAACAGTCATACCTGGCTCTGGTAACTGTTTTACTGGTGTCATGTTGATTGTGCGTGGTGGAGGCATCTGTGTTGAATTGTAAGCCATGATTTCACTCACCTTGTCTTCCGCTTCAGTCTTAGTCATGCCCTTTACTTCCATGAAGTAGTCTACACGAGATGCGCGGCCTTCAAGGATTTTACGAGACCATACTTCTTCATTCAGTTTTTCATCAATTGGAAGTTCAGGCTGTCCAAATGAGACTTCTAATTCAGAGTTTTCAGTGAATGTTCCTGGCTGCCATGTATTAACAACATCACGAACAACTTCATATAGACGCTCAAATCCAGATTCAAACATCTTTTGGCGCTTCTTGCGCAATTCAAGATTAGGCATCTCCATGACAACCAATTTGAAGCCAGAATCTGCAGAGCCATTTCCTGCCATTGAAGCATTCACTGACCAGTCTTGAGCGAAGTCGATAACCCAGTTCTTCACCATGTCATCCATTGGAAGAAGATTAGAATTTGGTCCCTTGTATTCAAAGTAAGGAGCAACTCCACCTACTGTTTCAAGTTCAATGATTCTACCAGGGCCACCAATTGCTGCTGGACCACCTGCTTGGACACGTCTTGTAAGAGGGTTCAAGTAAAGTTGCTTTTCAACAAAGTCAGGAGAGGAATCATCTGCCTTGATGGTAGCATTAGTGATTGCAGTTTGGTGTTTGTTCCATGCTGCAGCATATTCACTGTCACTCAAGTGAATGTTGTAAATTTCATTAATCTCAATCAAGTCTTTAGGGATGACATTCCAAAAGTTCTCACGAGGTAGATTGGTGTCATGGAAGACAGCAACTGGAATCATACCATAAGGATTGTCTTCAACAGAGATGATACGCTCTTCACCTTGGTGGTCTACAATAATGTCTTGAATGAGTGTCTCAGTCCAAATGCGGTAGTTCTCCAAAACATTCCCGTTGTCATCTATTGTTTGGCCTGTGCCATAGATGAGGGTGTCAATTTCATTTGTCTGTTGGTCAAACTTAACAGCACTGTTATGTTGGTCAAGGATAGTGAACTTTAGAGTTTGTGTATCTGCAACCCAGTAAACCATTACAAGAGCAGTCTTCAAGAGACGAACTACAATGTCAAAGTTGGTGAAGAACTCAATCCAATCTGCTGACTCAAAGTATTCAAGGCAAGTAGCTGTTTCAGCATCATCAGCAACATCCACATCTCTAGAGTTATCTGACTCTACTTGGAGGACAGGAGGTTTGCCATTGAAGAGCATACCACTCTTGTCAGCAATCATCTTCACAATGTTGCGATGACGAGCAGACATCCCTGACTCCATAGCATTGCGTCTAATCTTCTTGAGGATTTCTTCAAGGTATGCAGATTGATTACCATCATAGTAGTCAAGTACCTTCTGAGCAAGGTTCTTTGCATCTTGGTCAAAGAGGGAGACAAACTTTGTTCCACTTGCCATCTCTGAAGAAGTAGCAGAGTAAAGTGGTGCTTGCACTGTTGTAGTATTATCCATGAGTTGTTATTCCTGGTTTGCCTTGAAGTGGATAGTGCCAGTAGATGAAATATCCTGCTGCATCAAGTGGGTGGTCAATATTGTTACTCTTGTCAGGCTCCCCATTAGGAAGTCTTGTCTGTTGCTCTAAGCATCTTGTGTATGTTGGACATAGCCTAGTATTTACTTTGTAGCGTCTATCTCCATTAGCATTCAAGAACATTGCATTCATGGAGTTAATGCGGTCTCCAACTCTAGGATTAGCAGGTCTGAATTGAGGGTTGAAGCCAGCATCTCTCAACATTGTAATAGAGGAGTCAAAACCACCTGCATTCCGCTGATTACCTGCAGCATCTGGATAGACAACCTTTGTTCTACCTTTCAAGTCAGGGTCTGTGTGCAATGTGATGATCATTGTGGGGACATCCTTGATATTCACAAACTCTTTGACAGCAATAGGACCATCTGGTGTCATCACATGAGCAACTGCTGCCATGTGGTCAATGTTAAAGTCCATCCCAATACAAATTTGGACATGCTTAGGAATGTCTTTGAGGGAGATGTCAGAATGGTTCAAGACTCTGTCAAATGCATCATAGACTTTAGAGGATGTCAGATTACCAAATTGACCCATTGCCCACACTTCCCATTGTTGAGGGGTGTAGTTAGCCTTCATGTTCTCTAAGAAGTCCAATGGCAGTAGAGGGTTGTCATAGGATGAAGCATGAATTGTCTTTCTATCCTTGCCACCCTTTGTAATGAAGAAGTCATAGAGGAACTTATAACCTTCAGGGGTGGATGTAGAATAGATTTGTCTATGTGGTCCAGTTCTAACACGGCTAATAGCCTTGTTCCACATCTCTTGTGCTATCTCATGGCCTGAAGTATCCGTCTCATCAGAGCCAAAGAATGCAAGATTATAGCCCACAAGACGCTGATAATTTTCACCACTAAGGCAATATATTTTTGTACTGCCTTCTCTAAAATGGATGTGAAATATTCCATGAGACTTTTCAAGGTCATAAGGTATCTTCATGTCCAAAAGGACTTGCTCCATGTTAGGCATCAAGTGGGTTCGAACTAGGTACTGTGTAGGTTCAGCAATGGCACCTTCAAAGCCAGCATTCAAACCAGCCATGATGACAGTTTTGTAGCAGAATGCTTTAGTCTTGCCACAACCAAACCCGCCAATCAATGCAAGATAAGGGGTGGTGTAGTCAGCGCAGAACTCCTGCTGATGGGCCATTAACTTCAGGTTGATGCTCACACGTCGTCCTTAGTTAATGGGCTGAATTTAATATCTGATACTGATGGAGATTCTGCTTTGTTGATTATAGTTTGTGTGGAGCCAAGGCCTTCATACTTCTTCGCATGGAGTTCGATGGCCTTAAGCAGGTTGTTAACAGGTATGTCTCCGCGAGCCAGGACACCTTCAGGTAAAGCAGCAAAATCAGAGATGATTCTGTTTAGCATCATGCGGGGTTTCTGCATAGCATTGTTCTTACCTTCCCTGAATGCATCTCCATGGTGGTTGAGAACAGTGTCTCCTGATACGTTAAAGTATTCAGCAATCTCAGCCAGAGTGTAGTAGTGTTTTGCCAAGTCCATGACAGAATCATCGGTCATTTCTTTTGGTTTGTATCTAGTTTGAGTTGCCATATTGACTTTCACACTAGGGTCTCTCTGCTCCATGTAAAACCGTCCTTTATTTGTTTGTTTCAGGTAATCTATTTACACGGGTTCCTCTTAAACTCAATCTTTTTACATAGAACATCACTTTATGCATCAGGGGTGTGGTGGGCACCATATGGAGCATAGGATATGATTAGGATGCCTCAATGGTTTGTATATCAGTTGAACCTTTTCACGCTATCTAATTGTGTTATATCACGAGGTGTATTATACAACTTGGCGTCGCGAGGTTTAGCACACTATAGCTGTATGCGCTGTATGTGGTGTAATTTTATCTCTTCTCCCGCACGTGAATTTGCCCATCAACTTATTACAGAGGATGGGCACGAGGTTTGTAGTACTATAGTAGCTGAGTTGGTGTGGTCATCCTTTACCTCTCATTGTCAGTATTACTTTCAATAGTTGTTCTGCTTTAGATGGCTCTTCTTTAGATGGCTCTTCTTTAGATGGCTCTTCTTTGACTAAAAGGTGGAGGCACGAGATTATGTCTGTGCTAATGTGATAACATGTAGTCCCGCTTGGCTTGTCGAAGTTGC